TCTCCAAAGAGCGCAGGGTATGCGCTGCCAATACGTTCCCTAAACGATAAAAAAAAACCAGCGCCCCAAGCACTACCGAAGCGGGCATCTGTTTCATTATTTCGTCTCGCTCGTCTGTTGCTGCGTACTTTTCAATATCGTAACGCTCACCTTTCTCCTTTACAACCGGACGATATAGTACCGCCATTGCACGGTGCATAGTTGCCCAATCGGATAGGTACGAATCAAGGTCGACAAACTCACCCAGGGAAATTTCGTTAAGTGCTGGAATAAATCCGTACTTGACTTCGTTGAGTTGAAAGAATTTAGTCAATCCGGGCTTCTCGGATAGGGTCTTAGTCAGTCGTTCCAATACGCTTACCGCATCTATCAAGCGGACATTCGGCAACTCTGAAAATGGAACCCCGCAGAAGATTTCAAGCATCTTCATTTGTTTGAACTCACCCTCTCCCTCAATACGAGCGAATCGCTGATATTGTTCGAGCGTGATTTCGTCAAGCGAAGTTGGTACTACTAATTTCAGTTCCATAGATAAATAACTCAACGGATAGAATACCTACCGTAGTTTGGTTTAGAAAGTTTATTGTACACGGCATAACGTGCCGCATCGAGGGCGTGGTTCATTACGTCTATTGGCTTATTAAGCAGGTTGCCGTTCTTATCCTCCGTCCACTTATAGTTTTGAAGCTCTTTAATTAGATTGCTGCTCCGTGCTGTTGCAAATATCTTATGCCGTTTGAGTATGTCAATACCTGCGTTAATCGAATCTTGACCCTTGGCTGTTGGTTTTACGTTCCAGCCGAATCGGTGGAGTTCCTCGATTGATTTCGGTTCTGCGCTATCGGCAAAGATTTCGTCCCTCCGGTCAAGCCCTAACGATTGTAGGTGGTGATGGAGGTCACGGTTTGTCATCCCGGTACGGTATAGCAACTCGTCCAAGTAAAGATTGTCCCCGTGCTGGTAGATTGCCACAATAGCGGACGGGTCATTTGTAAAACCAAAGTCAAGGCCATAGGATAGTAGTTTTGCTTCTTGTGGGATTTCGGACGTTCCGAATTGAAAGACAGTCGCTCGTGACATACCACGCTCACCCAGACCGTAGATACGCCAATAGTCTTCGTCGGTGTATTGCAACCGTTCGATTTCTTGCTTAATCTTTTCGTCAAGGAAAGGGTTATCCCGGTAGGTGGTTTGGTAGAAGTCGCAATCGTCACGGGGTATTACTCGGTCATAAATCCAGTGAAAGGACTCGGAAGGGTTGTAGTCAAGAATAATGCGCCCATCGGTACGAAAGATAAGCTGCTGCCAATCCTCATAAAACAATTCATTTGCCTCGTTAATGTAAAGTAGGTTACGTTTACGGCCACGTATCTTTTGGGGTTGGTCTAACGATATAAACTCAATAAGGTTTCCGTTTAAGTGGTATTCGTGGCTGGACTTATTGTGGTAGTCCTCCCGGTACAAGTCGTGCGCTCGTAGAATATCAAAGAAGTCCCGCATTACGGAAGCACGCAGGGACGGGAACGACTTACGGCAAATGGTTATGGTCTTGGCAGTATTGCGTTCGGTGTAGTAAAAGATTAACCAGAGCAGGATATTGTAAGTTTTCCCACTCCTTGTTCCGCCTTGCTCAACGATAATACGCTTATCGCTGTTAATTAGGTGGTTAAATACCTTATTGGTCTGTATCGTTGCCAAGTACCTCTATTTGAAACATCTTGCCCGTAGATACGTCCAACTCTTGACGTTCTACATAGCCCCGCTTCTTGCCCTTTGTTTTTAGGAAAAAGATAGTAGCGGTGGAGTTACCGTCCTTGATTTGTTTATGCAACTGGCTTTCCGCAAAGTCAAGGGCAACGTCTGATAATGAATCGACTGCTGCTTTGTATTCCGGGTCGCTATCCATCCAAAGGTAGTGAGTGGTTCTCCCAATGCCTACCGTCTTGCAAGCCGAGGTTACAACTCCAAGTGATTTTTCCAATGCATCGAGCATTGCCTTTTTATGTTGTACAGTTTTGTCCATATCGTATCTTTGTTTTATATTTGTTTGACCTGCGAGGAAAGTGTAATGGTTGCACGCTTGGTATTCCAATTAAGAAGTGGCGTTCGAATCGACCTCCTCGCTCAAAGTAGCCCTCCTCTCTTGGAGGGTTATTTTTTGCCCCTTGTACATACCGGCTCCAATTTCGTCTATTTTTTCAAATGGTAATACTGGCATAGTTAATTCACAACGCTTCTCAATTAGATATATGTATTTTAATTGATACCCCTTTGTTGGTTGCCACTTCCTAAACTCGTTGCTCATTTTAAGGTGATGCGCTTGAATAACGTGCATTGCCTCGCCAGTCTTCGGGTTTATTCTTAATGCAGTATTTTCAGAAATTCCAACCAACTGAAAGCCGCTGGCTCTGTAAATTGTCCCATCTCCGCATTGAGTGCCGTCACTGAAACTAATAACCCATTTTATTTGCGGGGCGTGTTTCTTAATTAATCTTATGCTTATTGCAATACACCTACTTTCTGAATACTTTGGAAGGTAGTCATCAAAGGCCATACGGTTTAACTCAATAAACTCATTCCAGCCCGTATTCTTAACAAGGTTTATGGTTCCCTTCTTATTTATACTTGGGCCGTAACTCAATACCCCGTGCAGCTTGTCATCAAGGAATGCGCCAAAGTGCAAGGTGCTGTTTGGTACTACCTTACCCGAGTAGTGGTGCTTCTTTACAAAATCGTTGGCTACCTTACTTGGTATAACTTTAAGGATTATTTCCTTTGCTCTGCCCATTGCATAATAATTAAGTAGAGTGCATTACCATTGCTATTCTCGTTTCCAAGGGTTTCGCAGTATTTGTAATCGTCTGTTGCTTTTATATCCGTGATTGCATTCTTTATTTGCTCGGCCTGCTCATCCGCAAGGGTAAAAGTCATTTGTTGGAATGGGGACTTATCCCCATCGGGCAAGGAGAACTCCTCATTAAAATCCTCTGCCTTTAAGTCGAAGCCGCCAATATCCAAACCCCAGTCAGTCATTAAAGCAGCATCCCATTCGTTCGCTAATATATCCCAGTCCCATTCCCCGAATCCCACGTTGTCTTTGATTATGAACTCCGCCTGTTGCTCTGGCGTTAGGTTATCGGCAATAACAATAGGCACCTCTGTAAGCCCAGCGGCCTTGCACGCCTTTAATCGCATATTACCACCCAGTACAACCATATCCGCATCCACAACAATAGGACGCAGGTTTAGCATTTCGGGGAACTCCTGGATTGACTTTACCAGCTTCTTGAATTTATCGTCTTTGATAATTCGTGGGTTGCTCGTATTGGGAACCACTTGGGTAATTGGTACTATTTGCATAAGCGTTCTAATCTAATGTCGTTAAAATCGTGGATATTAAAATTGGTGGTCATATCCTCGTGAAGGGCTAAGGCAATATCCCCGGCTTTGTTTGGGTTTTCGTGTAGGTATTTAATTGCCTTATTCCAATCCCCGTTATGCTTTACGGCAATACAGTTCTTTTGTGTTAGGTGTTTTGCGTATGGTGCAACGTCACTTACAATTAACGCACAACCGGCGAACCCTGCTTCTACCATCTTCAAATTAGATTTGCATCGGTTAAACTCACTTGGGAGAAGTGGGGCCAGGGCAACGTCAAACGCTTGGTATAACTTTCCGTATTCGTTAGGTGGTTGTGTTTCTAATGCGAATCTTGCTTTTGCAGCTTGTGGGTATCCACCAATATCAGCAACATAGGATTGATACGGTGAAAGGTCTATCTTGTTTTTCACAAGGTCTGGTAGGTGGGATATTCCTGCCACGTAACCGAACCGTACTTCGTCTGCTTCTTGGCGGCTGATTTGCCATTGCGGGTCGGAAGGGTCTAATCCGTTTGGGATAATATGTACGTTACGGTTTACCTTCTTAATCTTATCGGCTAAATACTTTTGGGTAGTCCATACCTCGTCTGCGAAGTACATAGAGTTTACAATCCTTCCAGATAGGTTTGCTTTATCGTATGTTGATTTGCTTGGGTGGTCTAATGCCAGGTGCCACCAATCGTCGTTATCAATAATTACCTTCTTGCCCATCGCTTTGCAGATAGCAAAGAAGTTAGCAAAGGATTCTCCGGTAAACGGCAAGGCACGGGAAAATATAACGTGCGTAACTCCTTCCCAGTCTCCTTCTGGAATTGGATGCTTGTAATTGATTATCTGGAAATCTAAAAGCCCTTTCTCCTTGAGTAGAGTGAAGGGCTTGTAAATTCGGTGGTACACCACCCCGGAATCTGGGTCTCCAATGCAGAGTATCTTCATCGCAAATAATTGTAGTAACAAAGGTAGGCATCGAGCGTGTTTACATTCCACTTTGCCATCTGTTGAGCAAATAGACCGTCTGCTTCGTATTCGGTTCCGAATCTTGCTTCGCCAATAGCATCGCACCGAACCATAAATGAGGCAGTATCAATTGTGCCTACCCTTGGCTCTTTTGTCGGGTGCAATCTTGGGTGGCCATTCTTAAATACTTGCCCCCAGGTAATAAGTGGGTAGAACTCGTTTTTAACGGCCTCAAACCATTCCGGGTGGATAATGTTGTCATCGTCAAGAAAGTATATGTAATCGCCTCTTTTGGCTTTTAGAGCCAATATAAACTCCATACCGATATTGCGTAATTCATTTCCCCAGTTCCCTCCTGCGTTTGGGCGTAGGTAGGTTATTCCGTTTGGGAACTCGCCTGTTGCTTTCTCGTCAACCACCACCGTCCAGCTACAATCTTCCGGTATTGTTTGTTTAATTGTTGAAAGGTTCTCCGGTCGAGAGCAAGGGGTGATAATGTGTATCATTAGAACATAGTTAGTTGAGCGATGTGGTCTTTTATTCTTTTGCTTGTTGCCGTAAAATAGTCTTTGTCTATTTCGTAGGCCATTAAGTCGTACCCCTTATTGTGACAGGCCATTGCTATACTTCCAGAGCCAAGATGGGTATCAATTATTGTATCGCCTTGCTTTGCGTAATTGTGCAACAACCACTCGTATAGTTTTACAGGTTTCTGGGTTGGGTGAATTTTTCCGTCTTTGTCCCTATATGCGCTATATCTAAACATTCTTGGCGCTTTATTGTAAGAAGTCCAAGCCATTTCACAATCGGCGAAGCTCAAGCCCTCTGGGATTTCTTTATCCCATATAATATAATGCGGGCAGGGTGGTAACTCAAAATAATTCCCACCCCATATTATTTGGTGCTTACTTACTCTTATTAAATTATCAAAGTATTCTTTTGTTGGTGTACTTTTATCCCAGTCTTTTGCTACCCATTTCCTATTCTTTATTTTGGAGGCCTTTTTTGATTTGCCTGCGCCCATATTCATATTTGCTAAATCAATTCCGTACGGTGGGTCAACAATAGCCAAGTCAAAGGAGTTATCTGGCATTTTCTTTATTGCCTCTAAACAATCCTCGTTGTAGATTCTTATTTTATCCGTTATGTCCATTTAGAATCTTTTTCAAATGTACGGCCTTCAAGAAGTCCTTAGACAGTTCAACACCAAAGTCTGCTTCGTGGTGGCACTCCCGGCATAAAGCCATTAAGTTCTCCGGGGTATCCATAAGTTTACTGCCGCCCATCCCCCTTGGTTCGATATGGTGAATGTCTACGGCTCGCCTGTTGCAGACCTCGCAACAAATAAATTCAACGGGTGATAGCCCCATTGCTTTTAGATAGACCTTAGTGTGGTTTTTCATAATGCCCTGCCGTGTTATTTCGCTCTACAAACCTAACCCACATCTTTGCCGCTACTGCGCTGCGTTGTGGCTTGAAAGGATAGACGCTTCGCAATCGAGCCATTGCTATCCGCATAAATTGGTCTTTCATTCTATTGTTAGATTGTTGGCATTAAGTAGCAAATGCAAATCTTTCCGTATCGTATCGTAGCATTTTGACTCGCATTCTGTCAAGGTTTCATACTTTAACTTGCCTCGTAGTTTTTGGTCTAATTGCCAAAGTACGTGCTTAAACATTCCTCCGTTAACGGCTTCCATAAATTCAGGTTCCTCGTCGGGGAGCGTGAACTCCAATACGGCTTTCATAAGGCAAAGAATAGTTTACCCACCATTGCAGCAACTCCACCCGCCAAAGTGTACACAACGTCCCAGACGCTGTCATTGTAATCTCTACGTCCCTCAAATAGGATTCCTTTTAATTCTTTGGCGAATGCTGCTGCAATAAGAATTGGCCAGCTACCCGTAACGGCAAGGATTGCCATCCCCGCCCAGAAGTGTGCGATATGGTCTATTTTCATTTCTCGTTGGTTTTCCAATAGTAATTACAATTATTATCTTCAATAGGTACTTCAACAAACATCGATTGATACATTCCCGTAGGGGCAGTGAATCGGTAACACGTTTCTTTTAGTTCGCACCCTTCCCCCGTGCATTTAGTAATGTCGGTCATTTTGTAAAGGTTAAAGTTGACCGATAATGGTATAGTTGTCAAGCTCTGGGTTGTCATTTCCCATAAAGAACTCTTTGTATAGTTTAATCGCCTCTTGCGCCTTGCGCTCACCTTCCGCTACAAACTCTGGGGATACGGTGTAAATCCCAACGTCAAGGGAAGCTTTGTCCACGGCAATAAATATAAACTTATCAATAGGAACTCCGAATAACCGGGTGTAAATAAACGCCTGGAGGTCGTACCCGTACTTCTTTGCGCTGTAAGGAAACGCACGCAAGTCGGTAGTCGTTTTTAGGTCGGCAATAAAGTTATTGCCTAAAATATCGGCTTTTGCTCTGAAAGGTATGCCCTCTATCGTTCCAATAGCAGGAACCTCAAACTGGCAACCTTGAATATAGCCGAGGACGTGTTCGTTTCGTAGCAAGGCATCGGCAATCCTGCGGGCTTCGTTGTATTCCTTCTTGGTTATGATTTGTCCGCCTCTTGCTTTGGCGTCCTTCCACATATTCGTATTCTTGCTCTGTACGTCGATAATGTTGTACTCCTCTACCCGGTGCGGCTCCAGAGCCATCAAGTGAACCAATCGGCCAACGGTAAAAGCGTCTGATTCGTCTTGGCCGTACTTCGTAACGTAGTGGTACGTTTTAGGCGAGGATAGCAGCAGCTTACAAGCGGACGAAGATAAGGCGTGTTTAGCAAGGTGTCCGTAGTAAAACGAATCCTCCTGCATCTTCTCTAAAATGGTAGCCCTATCCCAGGTGCTACCGTCTAATAGTTCAATAATTTTCATAGCATCTTTCTGATTTTATCGTGTGCTGCCATACTGCCCTTATTAAAGGCAATATCCAGAAGCATCGATTCGTAATTAACTGCCTTGTCCATTTCCTCTTGTGGAATGTCGTTTCCGTATTGCTTGGCAAGCAGGCGCATATATTGTACTATTGTCATAATTAAAAGTTTAGATAGTTAAAATTTACCACGCAAGGTATTCGCAATGGGCTTCCGCACGGAGGTACAAAGGAGCAATACTAAATCCTTCTGGGAAGTCTATTTCTCTTGGCTCTTGGATAAATCCACCGTAATAAGCAAGCCCGTCGGGGCCTTGCTCGTATGCGCCGTCCAGTTCTAACCTCCAGTCGTAGAACTCATCTACGTTCTTGAACCCCGCCCAAGCAGCAAACGCTTCGTGGAAAGCAATTACCGTATCAAAGTTATCCTCTGGGCCGACACCTTGGTCAGCCGCAGTTTCCAATAAATCAATATATGTTACTTGCATACCGCATAGATAAAAATCTGCGGAAGCAGGATTGCACAAAATAAGAATGCCGTAACAATAGCCATCCACGCAAGCGGGACG